CTGTTGGTTCCAATACTACAACCGTCTACCCCGACGTTCGCTTTCAGTACGACAATGTTGTCTTTTTTCGAATTCATTGTATCATACGTCAAAACCCGTTCATCATAGTTACTAAGATTGAATTTGGTTTCTGGGCTGTGGGCATATAACTCCCTAGTCTTAAAGTTTATGATCCAACTGTTATTTGTTTGTGAAGTTATGGCAATATCCCAATCTGTCTGTATGTTTGTTTCTAATTCGATTTGCCAAAAGTTATCTGCCTGATCTTCTTGTATCCGGTACGTTAAGTAAAGTGTGTTTGGGGCAGATGTTATCAAAGAATTGATATTTGTCAACAACCCACTGAGTTCTGCTGATGTAAACTCGTATCTGGCAAACACGGGTTGCATTCCTTTCAAAATCAGAGAATTATAAAGGTCTTGTCTACGCAAAATTGGTTCAATGTAATTTTCAACCAAAGCCGTAATCAGGGGGACATTGATTCCTCCATCCTGTGGTGGTAGTTGTTCTGGAAGAATGTTAAAGTTCTTAATCTCAGAGTTAAAATACAAGACCATATCATCACCGAAAAGCTTAACGTTCTCATAATATTCTTTCGGATCATGCCAACCTATGAATTTAGAATCTCCCGCAAAAGTTCTGTTGATAGAACGAAGTTTTAAGATAGTATTGTCTTGTAATAAAAACTCGTTGTAATCTCTTCCGTTTACCATTCTATCTTGTGTATAGTACACTGATGGAGCTACTTCTCTAATCCTTGCCGCAGTCTCGGATGGTGCTGCATTTTGTATCGGTGCAGTCAGGGTGAAGGTAAACGTAAAAGTTCTAATTGCACCGGTGTTGTCTCTGTAGCGGATGTTGGCCGATTTATTTTGAATTGCGCTTCTTGGTATAACTAATCCTTCTTCTGGACTGGTGGAAGTTCTATACCAAACATCAAATTTTCCTGAAGGTATGTTAGAAAAATTCCCGTCACCGAAAATCAATCTAACACCGTCATCTGCCAATGTCTCTACTTCGTATTTGTTTCTGTTGGGGGAAGTGTTATATAAAATGTTCTGTGCGTTTGTTACATCAACTTCCTGCCATTCGCCCGTCCTAGGTTCGTTGTACCGCTCCCCACCGCTCAATATCTCGTCGGTTTCATCATCTATGTTGTTTAGCCATAAATCGGTATTGTTAATCCCCGTCCTAGAAAGATTCTTGGTCTGATTGGGCAACACTCCGTCCAAGAAAAACGTTTCTCGTTGAAGCTCACCCTGCTTTGTAAAAAAGAAAAATCCGGTATTGTCAGAAGAATCACCCAAACCGTCAGACAGATACAGTATATTCATCTGTTGTTTTCGTTCCGGTCTTTTTTCAATTGAACCAAATTCATTCAATTCGGCACTGACCAACTCCATCGGATAAGTTTCTCCGTTAACAGAAACGCTGTAGCGTATTGCTTCGCCTTGTATTGCCTCGTTGTTTGTACCATATAATTCGAACAGTACGTTTTGAACCTGAATGCGGTCTGAAGGTAAAACTGTTCCGAAATTTTGTGATAAAATTTTCTGCATCACTAAAATAAATTGTTCTTTCCAGTTATCATTGTTGGGGTCATTCCAAATGATTCTAGTGTTTCCAATATTGTTTCCTTTACTGTCTACTAACGATTCTGTAGTAGACACAGAGGTTAGCTTAACAAGACCCCTCGCGGGTATGTTTCTTGATGCACTGTAAGAAAGAAACTTGGCTAGTCTAAGAACAGACTCTTTACGCTCGGCGGTGGCTAAAAAGTTTTCGTGTGTGTTTAAATCAATCCTATATGCCAAAAGTTCCCCAAGATAAGCGAACAATTCTATAATCGCCACAAGGTCAGATGATTCAATGTAATCGTTAAAATCTTCTGGATAGTACAGTTTCATATAATCCAACATGGACTGTTTAATACTATCGTAATCCCAAGCTTTAAAATTCACTTGCTGGAAAGAATCGTATGCCCTTTCCCAATTTTCGGCAATGTTCTGTAATCTATTATCCATCGAATTCTAACCTTATCTCCATAGTGTCATTAAAATTTATTTCAAGGTATCGTAAGTGTGCTATAACAACAACTGCTTTTTCTTCGTATACGGGGTTGACGGATAAATCAAGAACCGCGACCCTAGGATCGTTATCAAAGACGTTTGTAAACTCAAGTTCCAAAAGTGCCAACGTGTTTTGGTCCAGCGGCTGAAACAACAATTCCTGAATAGAAGTTCCGTAATTTGGCATCATAAGCCGCTGGCCCTTAGAGGTGAATATATTGTTCAACAAGTCCTGTTTTACAAGTTGTACGTCTTTTAACAAGATCTTTTTGTCATCCTCGTAGCTTTTAAGGCTAGGACCCCTATAAAACGTTGTCATGTAGTTCCGCTGTTTTCTACTCGAAACTATTTATAAAAAATTACCTTCTCCACAATGGGCCACGTTCATTTTTAAAATCACCTTCTATGACACCGATGGGTTTTCGACCCTCCGGGTTGGTTACATTGTCATATTGGTCAATCCAGTCTGTGTTGTTCTTATAACCGTCGTTGGTTTCATTTACGGAATCACCCCCGTCTTGTTTCATAACGCGTGGCCATGGTTCATGATCCGGCACCCTGTTTGTCCACGGGGCAATCTCGGTTAAAGACAGGCAAGATTTTTGTGCGAACGGGGGTTGAGTGTCCGCAAATGCAGGTGCATAGTTTTCGAAGTCCTGTACTACTTCGGCGTTCTTGGTCCATGTGTTGCTCATCACGGGCCACCAAATTCTGAAATAGCATTGCTATAAGCATTAAAGAAAATCACTTGTTCCTCCAAAGAGGTATAGTCCAGCCCATTTACGGTTGCAGGTGTCTCTTGTATTTTTGTATTTATTACAATTAGGGACCGTAGGTGGTCATTTGTTTCATTCTGTAGAATTGTAAGTCGTGGAACTACAGTAGATCCTACGTTCTCGTTAAACACATTTACGGCACTGTTAAAAGATGCGAGAGAGTCATTTAGTCCCCCAATTCCAGTTGTGTATGACGCAATATGTGTGCTATTATCTGTGATGTTTATATTCACCAAATTTTCTAACGAGTCTTTGATTTGGTTGATGTTATTCTTAATGTTGTCTATCGCGTTGTTGATGTTCATGTCAACCTGATTACTCGCTATATCCAAAACGTCGATAGAATTTTCAAAATTTAGTTTCTGGCGATCAAACCAAGATTTAAAGTTATCTTGTGTCCATCCCCCCAAATCTATATTTAAAAATAGTCCATCTGGTACCGGATTGAAATTTTCTATATTCGAGAAATTCCCTACGTCTATACAGAAGTTAAAGTTGAACTCCGGTAAGTCTAGAGATGGTATTCGTAAAGTAGGAACACTTGGAAATGTGGGCAACGCCGGTATGGTGATATCTAGAATATCCAATGGGTTGGAGACTCCGACAATTTCAGCCAATTTTTCCCCCACCGTGAATGCTAAATCGTTTACGGTTCCCTGTATGGAATTAAAATTGTCGTTTATTGTTTGTACTGATGTTGCTATAGCTGAATTGTCTATGGCCATCTGGATGTTGTCCAACGCGTCAAAGTTTATTTCCGTCGGTTTAAAAGAAACGTTCACGCCACCCGTAAGAGATATGCACCCACCACCGAGAAGATTGCCGTCGATGGTGGGTCTTTTTTCGCCATCTATCCCAAACCCGTCGTTGGTTTGCTGTGCGATTTCTTTTGCACTTTGGCTGACTATTTGGCCCACGGAGAAAAAATTCATGAAAGGGTTTCTCATTGTTATTTGGTTGGCCCCGTTGTTGGACATTAACTTCATGTTTTCTTCTAACGCTTCCAATGTCAAGTCTCCTTCGTATGTCTTTATCGACATATCCAACAAAGAACCTATGTCCATCTTTCCAGTAAAAGAAAATATCTTAGTGTCACTCACCGATTGCATAATGTTATCATTTCCGGAAAATATTGAGGTGTTTCCAGAAGCGTGGTGGTTGTAGTCTCCGTCTACCGACACACTGTAATTGCCTCCATTTAATATTGTATTGGCATCCCCGTCTACTTGGATAAACATGCCACCGCCCACTGTTTGACAAATATCTTTGGCGATTTCTTCGAGTTTGTTTTCGTATACTAGAGTTCGTAAGTTTTTTTCCACTAATATGTGTGTGTCGGCGGTTGAATGTAATCTGATCTCACCGTCTTCCGGTTTGTCCGAATCTAGTGAAGACTGCCCCTCTGTGTTACCGGCGTACATGTATATTCCTTTGTTGGCCTTTACTCTAAAAGTACCATCCGTAGAGAAATTAATATCTTCTTTCGCTCGCATACTTATTCTGCGTTCCGAGTATCCATCGATGTTCCCGTTAGAATCCATCTCTATCCAGCTTTTTCCTTCGTTGGTTGCAACATATATTCTTTCGTTGGTGTCATCTAAAATTATCTGATGTCCGGTAGAAGAACGCAGCCGTATCCTATTATTGTAAGGACGGTCGTCCATGGTGAAAGCATGGAATCCCGGTGTAGAAAAACCGAAAACCCTAGAGGCCAAGAATGAACCTAGAGCTTTATTGCCAGACCAGTCATAGCCATGTGCTCCTACGATAGGCTTAACCCATTCGTCGCCCTCGGACTCCCTAATTTCCGGATACTGCTGATCAATCATATCCTCCTCTTCGTGGCCAACATTTCCGGTCGCTTGATATTCGGATTGACGGGTTTTCCATTCTGCGGAATCTTTTTCACCCCTAAATGCCTTTTCTGCGTTAGTGTATTGGGGTTCTATAGAATTCTTGGTAGAAGTAAGGGGGCCGTCTACCGTGCCCCCTTCTTTCCAATCATAGCGTCCATGAAACAACGAGTGCATTTCTCTGTGGGGCTGCATACACCCCATCCAAACTCTTCTTCTTTCGTCACCGTCTATACAGGTCACCAGAACAAGAGATCCTTGTTCCGGAATTGCCCAGAAACCATATGCTATAGCACCTTGACTCTTTTCTGGACCCTTCCCGGTCCCCCTAGTAAACTCGCCGTTCGAAATTACCCCCCCATACGGAGATACATATGAAGCCCACGGGAGGTGGTGTATTTTTTTTGGATCGTCGTTCAGATTAGCACAAAAAACCCTCAAACGACCATTTTGTAATGGATCATCGGTATCTACCACAACACCAACAGTAATACCACTTGAGTTGTACTTGGTGTCGCCCACTTCCAATTCGGAATTCAAAATTTTTAGTAATTGTTGTTCGTCAAGCATAATTATATAATATCGTCCGATCTAGCAAGTGTTAACGTCTGGTGAAAATGACTACCCTCAATTATCGTAGTTATTTTCTGGATATGCATCCATTCCTGATGATAAAATACCTCTGGCTCTGGCCCGCCGACATCCTCGTAATTCGTGTCGAGATATATATTCAACTTGGCATACCAAGGGAGTATTTCGGGTAATTGGTAGTGTACTGCGTTTGGGTGAGAACTGGTTGTCGCCGCACTAGGTTTTCGAAGAGTGTCATTGTATAAATCAGGATTCCCGTGAATATTTATTATGAATGTTGATTCTTGTAACGACTGCATTCTGTATTGTTTTTTCATACATTCTGCCCATTCTTTGGGGTATTCTACACCCAAGGTTCGATCATTTCCAACCTTGGCTCTGAACCCACTGTATCCGGTCATGAAAAACTCCCGGTCTCTCTCGCGTTCGCCGGTAATGGGTTCCCTTTCACCCCCATATGCAGTTCTTCCTGAAACAGTATCTATTACGTCTTCTACAATGTCTATTTTATCCGTTCTACTAGCTACTCCGACCAGCGCCCTAACATCGTGGTTTTGATTTGAAGAATAAAAAAATGTTAAGGGTTCTTTGGCGCTCTCCCCCGGTCCAGTATTCTTTCCCGTCGAAAAATTTACAGGTACTTCAAACCTTTTTATGACAATATCGTACAGTAGTTCTGAGCCCTGTTTTCTCCATACGAAACAAATTTTATGACTATACCCCTGTGCGGAATCTATTCCTGTTTTTCTTGACATTTTCATTATCCTATCAATCAGGTCCAGCAAGGTCTCACCGCTCGTTGAAGGTATCACTCTTATACCCTTTTCGTTCGCATCAAGTTCCGGTTGTTCAAAAGGTAAATTTCTATTGTCTATCTCGTAATTGTTGTATTTTGGATCTAGATGTATGTTGAATTTAATCTTCAATTCTTTTTGTTGAACAGAAGGATTTCTTAGTTTAAAAGTGTAATTGTCTCTTATAACTGCTTGCCAATCCTGTAGTTGATTTTTGTGGATCTTCGTAGACTCGTTGAGGTCTACTTGTAATGCTTCGAATGCATCCTGTAGAGTTCGCATGGGCTTGCTTTTTTCTAGCCGATCTTTCCTAAATGGATTTTTTTCTGCGTCTTCTTCCCCACGAGGTTTTATAGAACCCCCACTGGGGTTGGGGGTTGGTGTCTCTTCATGGAGTTGTCCGTCTTTATGCGTCACCGTCATACTATATAATAAATTCAATTTTGAAGATAATCCTATGGTATTATGGCAAGCCATGAAATACATTTCATAATAGTTATGGGTGTCCATAAATTTATATTTGAAGTCGTTAACCACAAAAATTAAAGGTTCGCTTCTTGTAGTCCTTTCATCTCCTTCTGGATAGTGGAAATGTACGTCTAGTCGAAATGATAAATTCTCTATAGATATACCCAAAACATCAACTACTTCGTTCTTCAAAAAACCGAAAAAATCTCCTCCGGATACATCATGCAAAATGAATTTTCCTAGTGCGGAGGTGCTGCTTGTATCAGTGCTTGTCCAAGAATAATCATATTGGAGCCTTTTACCAACAAATCTTTTTGTTCCTGTTCCGAAAGAATCATTCAAAATCAATACTCCACCTCCCGGTAGAAGTTTGCCTTCCGGACCATCTGTTAGCTTGGGTGCGTTGCCATCGTTTTCTGCGCTGGCCGTATTAGACCACGCAGACAAAATGAATGTTGTAGAATAAGAAGAATACTTCTCTAAGGGATTTCTAGGTTCACTCATTTATAACCCTTTCCCGCTCTGGATTCTTGATCGCAATTTGAGAGAAAACCCTACTGGATGATGGTAAAACTATTGTTCTACCGGCCACAAATTCTTCTTCGATGTCCACAATGTTATTGTATAGAAGGACAAGCCAAGTGAGTTTTGTCGTTCCGTAAACCCCCGCTGCTACTAAATCGGGTCTACCTTCA